CTCCTATATTTTCCCCCGCGGGGACTTTTCCCACAAAGTTTTGCCCCGGGGGTTTGCTCCGAGGGCAGTTTCCCCTTTCCCCCGCACCCCCTATCCCCTTTTTTCTTGACAGGAACCTGACTGAAAGGAGTTGAAACTGTGGTCACTCGGCCGAGAAGGGATTCAGATCCGTCAGGAAGTCCGGGCAGACCAGCGACAACTCCTCAGGGTCGAGAGAACCAGATGGTCGCGCTGGCCTACGACCTCGTCGAACAGCGACTTCGCGACGGTACGGCTTCGGCAACGGAGACGACAGCCCTCCTCAAGCTCGGTTCTTCTCGCGAGAGGCTCGAACAAGAGCGCATCCGCCACGAGAACGAACTCCTGGTCGTGAAGAAGGAAGCGATGGAGTCTCAGAAGAAGTCCGAGGCTCTGTTCCGCGACGCGATGGACTACTTCCGTGCCTATACCGGAAATGGTCCTCCTCCGACCGAATCTGATCAGGATGAATAGGAATTACTCCGATCTGCGTCGTCTTTTGACGTTTGAAGATCGGTTTAAGTACCTCAAGCTCCGCGGGATCGTCGGGGAATCCACATTCGGTTACGACCGATGGATGAACCAAAGGTTTTACACATCTCGTGAGTGGAGGCAGGTTCGACACGAGGTTATCGCCCGGGATCTGGCGTGTGATCTGGGAATCGAGGGATACGACATCCGCTCGGGGCTCTATATCCACCACATGAATCCGATGACCACCGAGGACATCGTTTCTGGGAACCCGGCAAATCTCGACCCCGAATTCCTGATCACCGTCACGCATCAGACCCACAACGCCATCCATTACGGCGACGAAAGTCTGCTGCCCCGCCCTGTTATCGACCGGCAACCCGGCGATACGAAACTCTGGTAACGGAGGAAGTATGGACGAGACCAACGGTCCTTGCCCGCCCGTCGAGGACGACGAAGACAACGCCCTGGTCCAGGAGACCGAGGCCGACTACACCGTCGAGGAGGTTCCCGCGGCATGAGCGTCGACAAGAACAGCTGGGAGTACGTCAGCTCCAAGCTCGGCAAGATCACCGGCCCCACCGAGAAGCGTGCGAAGGAGATCTTCGACGCGGCCAAGAAGGCCGGCCACCAGGTGTGGTTCATGTGGGGCTACGACGGCAACGCGTCGAACACCGAACACCACTCCGGCCGCGCCCTGGACTTCATGGTCCGCAACCACGCCGACGGCCAGTGGGTCCGTGACTACATCTGGCGCAACCGCGCCCGCCTCCGGCTCCAGCACGTCATCTGGGAACAGCACATCACCTCGACGGTGACCAGCCCCGGCGTCGTCCGCAAGATGGCCGACCGCGGCAGCCCGACCGAGAACCACATGGATCACGTCCACGCGCTGTTCTTCACCGGCACGTACCAGGCCCCCGGTTCGGACTCCGCCCCGGTCGACCCGGCCCCGCCGAAGACGAAGACCGACGCCCAGATCGTCGACGAGATCCTCGAAGGCAAGTGGGGCAACGGCGACGTGCGGACGCAGAAGCTCCGTGCCGCCGGCTACGACCCGAACGCCATCCAGCGTCTCGTCAACATCGAGCTCGACAAGCGCAAGGCCGGCGCCAAGAAGAAGACCGTCGGCCAGATCGCCGCGGAGGTCATCGACGGCAAGTGGGGAACCGGCGCCGACCGGGTCGCCCGCCTGACGAAGGCCGGCTACAACGCCAGCACCGTGCAGAAGGAAGTCAACCGCCTGCTGCTCGGCAACAACCACGCCAAGAAGTCCATCAACCAGCTGGCTGCCGAGGTCATGCGAGGTGAGTGGGGTGACGGCGACGTCCGTGTCCAGCGTCTCACGCGCGCGGGCTACAACGCCAAGGCCGTGCAGGCCGAGGTCAACCGCCGCGTCTAGCACCCTGAAGGGAGGTGCCCCGCGTGGACCAGAGCATCCTCAACAGCGTCAAGAAGATGTGCAACGTCGACCCATCTCTGACGGTGTTCGACGACGTCATCCTGATGCACATCAACGCAGTCTTCTCCGATCTCGAACAGCTCGGCGTCGGCCCTGTCGGCGGGTACATGATCGAAGATGATGCACCCACGTGGGGCGACTTCCTCGGCAACGACCCGCGGTGGAGCTCCGTCAAGTCGTACGTGTACTTCCGCGTGCGGCTCATGTTCGACCCGCCCCAGACGCAGTACCTCGTGGCCTCGTTCGACGAGCAGGTCAAGAAGATGGAATGGCGTCTCAACGTGACCCGAGAGGGGGATTCATGGATCGATCCGTCCTTGCCGGTCGTGTGATCGGCGAACCGAAGCAGCTCGACGACGTGCTCGCCCACTACGGCATCAAGGGCATGAAGTGGGGCGTCCGGCGTGACAACCCCTCGGCCAAGCCGGCTGCATCGGGCGATCACGAGACCGCCAAGGCTGCCAAGGCCAAGGTGAAGGCCGGAGGACTGAAGTCCCTCAGCAATGAGGAACTGAAGACCTACCTGGAGCGCATGGATCTGGAGAAGCGCTACAAGAAGGGCAACCCCGGCCCGAAGGACGAGGCCGTCAAGTTCATCAAGGACACCCTCCTCCAGATCGGCAAGCAGGAAGCCGGTAAGTACGCCGCCAAGCAGGTCGCCAAGGCCCTTGCCGGCAGAGCGTAGTAGAAGGGAGGGTTAGTAATGGCCATGTCAAACACGGCTGTCCCGGTCTACTACGGGAAGTTCCGTGAGGCGGTGATCCGCGGAGAGATTCCCGTCAACCGGGAGATCTCCATGGAGATGAACCGCATCGACGCGCTCATCGCCAACCCGAACGTCTACTACGACGACGCTGCAGTCGAAGGTTTCATCTTCTACTGCGAGAAGGAACTCACGCTTACCGACGGCAGCGACCTTCACCTGCTGCCGACGTTCAAGTTGTGGGCAGAACAGATCTTCGGCTGGTACTACTTCGTCAACCGCTCGGTCTACGTACCGGGAGAAGACGGTCAGGACGGCTACTACGAGGACAAGGTAGTCAAGAAGCGCCTGACGACCAAGCAGTACCTGATCGTCGCCCGCGGTGCAGCCAAGTCCATGTACGCGGCTTGCATCCAGGCGTACTTCCTGAACATCGACACATCGACGACGCATCAGATCACCACGGCGCCGACGATGAAACAGGCCGATGAGGTGATGTCGCCATTCCGGACCGCGATCATCCGCAGCCGAGGTCCTCTGTTCAAGTTCCTGACCGAAGGGTCGATGCAGAACACGACTGGCTCCAAGGCGAATCGTGTGAAGCTGGCTTCAACCAAGAAGGGTGTCGAGAACTTTCTGACTGGCTCTCTGCTCGAAGTTCGACCGATGTCGATCAACAAGCTGCAGGGTCTCCGCCCGAAGATCTCGACGATCGACGAATGGTTGTCTGGCGATCTCCGGGAGGATGTCGTCGGGGCTGTGGAGCAAGGCGCCTCCAAGCTGGACGACTTTCTGATCGTCGCGATCAGCTCTGAGGGAACCGTCCGGAACGGCTCGGGCGATACGATCAAAATGGAACTCGCTGACATTCTCAAGGGCGAGTACCAGGCACCGCACATCTCGATCTGGCACTACAAGCTGGACGAGATCGAGGAAGTTGGCGACCCTTCGAAGTGGTTGAAGGCCAACCCGAACCTCGGGAAGACGATCACGTATGAGACTTACCAACTCGACGTTGAACGTGCCGAGAAAGCCCCAGCTGCTCGGAACGACATCCTGGCAAAGCGCTTTGGAATCCCGATGGAGGGCTACACGTACTTCTTTACGTACGAGGAAACCATTCCACATCGTCCTAAGCGTGAGTATTGGCAAATGCCCTGCGCTCTTGGGGCTGACCTTTCTCAGGGTGACGACTTCTGTGCGTTCACATTCCTCTTCCCACTGCCGCGTGGCTTTGGAATCAAGACCCGAAGCTACATAACTACGAACACGCTTCACAAGCTCCCGGGCGCCATGCGCCAGAAGTACGAGGAGTTCATTGCCGAGGGTAGCCTCCACGTTCTGGAAGGCGAGATCCTCGACATGATGGAGGTCTATGACGACCTCGACGATCACATCCAGCGCAAGCAGTACGACGTTCGCGCACTTGGTTATGACCCGTACAACGCCAAGGAGTTCGTTACTCGTTGGGAGCAGGAGAACGGTCCGTTCGGCATCGAGAAAGTGATTCAGGGGGCGAGGACTGAGTCTGTCCCGCTTGGGGAACTCAAGACTCTTAGTGAAGAACGCATCTTGCGATTTGATCAGCAGCTGATGATGTTCGCCATGGGTAACGCCATCACCATGGAGGACACGAACGGCAACCGCAAGCTGTTGAAGAAGCGCCAGGACGCCAAGATCGACAACGTCGCAGCCATGATGGACGCCTGGGTCGCTTACAAGCTCAACAAGGAAGCCTTCGAGTAGCCAGGAAAGGAGGTGACTCATGGCATTGCTTTCCCGATTGAGGACGAGCCTCGCGCACGCGTGGAACGCCTTCACATCGGACCCGTATGCCAGCAATCAGAACCATGGCGGGTTCAACTACGGTGGCCGGCCCGATCGTCAGCGAATGTCGCTCGGCAACGAGCGGTCCATCATCGCGTCGATCATCACGAGGATCGCGATTGACGTTTCCGAAGTGCCGATTCGACACGTCCGAGTGGACGATGAGGAACGGTACGTCGAGGACATCAAGAGTGGTCTGAACGACTGCCTCAAGGTCGAAGCCAACATCGACCAGGCCGGCCGTCAGTTCCGACAGGACATCGCTCAGACCGTCCTTGAGAAAGGTGTCTGCGCGATCGTTCCGGTGGAGACCTCCGTGAACCCGACTACCTCCGGAGGCTTCGACATCAAGTCTCTTCGAGTCGGCGAGATCATCGCGTGGTTCCCGGACGCTGTCCGCGTCATGCTCTACAACGAGCTGTCCGGTATGAGGGAAGAGATCACGCTCCCCAAGAAGTTCGTCGCCGTCGTTGAGAACCCTCTCTACACGGTGATGAACGAGCCGAACTCGACGTATCAGCGCCTGATCCAGAAGTTGAATCTTCTGGACCGGACCGACGATGCGAACAGCTCTGGCAAGCTGGACATGATCATCCAGCTGCCTTACGTGATCAAGTCCGAGGCTCGCCGGCAGCAGGCCGAACAGCGGCGCAAGGACATCGAGTTCCAGCTCAAGGGCAGCCAGTACGGCATCGCCTACACGGACGGGACCGAGAAGATCACGCAGCTGAACAGGGCTGTGGAGAACAAGCTCCTCGAAGAGGTCAAGTACTTCACGGACATGCTGTACAACCAGCTCGGCCTCACGCCGGATGTCCTGAACGGTACGGCGGACGAAGCGGCCATGAACAACTACTTCTTCCGCACCATTGACCCGATCCTCGATGCGATCAGCGAGGCCATGCGTCGAGCCTTCCTGACGAAGACTGCTCGGACTCAGGGTCAGTCGGTCGAGTGGTACCGCAACCCGTTCAAGCTCGTTGCCATGGAGCAACTGGCGGAGATCGGCGACAAGTTCGTCCGAAACCGCATCGCCACGGGCAACGACATCCGAACCGCCATCGGTTGGAAGCCGGCCAAGGACCCGTCCGCGGACAAGCTCACCAACCCGAACATGCCGACCGACAAACAGCTCGGTCCGGCGCGTCAACCGCTCGCCATCGAACCGGCTCCGTCGGAGTCGCCACCTCAACTGATAGAGACAGGAGGGAACCGTCAAAATGGAACCTGACTTTGGCGGATGGGCCACGAAGGCCAACCTCAAGTGCTCTGACGGCCGGACCATCACGCCCGAAGCCTTCAAGCACATGAACGGCGAGAAGGTGCCGCTCGTCTGGATGCACGACCGCAAGGACCCCGAGAACGTCCTGGGTCACGTCATCCTCGAACACCGCGACGAGGGCATCTACGCCAAGGGGTACTTCAACGACACCCCGCGCGGGAAGGCCGTCAAGGCTCAGGTCCAGCACAAGGACCTGGACTCGCTCTCGATCTGGGCCAACGCTCTGGTCGAGAAGGTCATCGCCGGCGGCAAGAACGTCATCCACGGCATGATCCGCGAGGTCAGCGTCGTGCTCGCCGGGGCCAACCCCGGAGCGAAGATCGACTTCGTCCGCCTCGCCCACAGCGACGACCCGGACGACTTCACCGAGCTGCCCGACGAGGCGATCATCCGGTTCGGCGAGAAGCTCGAACTGACCCACTCCGTGGACGGTGTCGACAACGCCAAGCCCGACGCCAAGCCGGCGGACGACGGTGAGGGCACCTCTCTGCAGCAGGCGTACGACAACCTCGACGAGGACACTCAGGGTCTCGTCGCTGCGTTGGTCGAGGCGGCTCTCGAAGCCGGCGCCCAGCACTCCGACGACGAGCCGACGGACGGCGAGCCGAAGGACGACGAGCCCAAGGACGGGGAGCCGAAGGACGGCGAACCCACCGACGACAACCCCGAGGGCGACCTCAACCACCAGGAAGGAACCGGCGCTATGACGCGCAACGTGTTCGACCAGTCCGCGACCGGCACCGGTTCGGACGGCAAGCCCCAGAAGACCCTGACCCACTCCGAGTTCAGGGAGATCGCGAAGAA